AGCACTTTTATAAAGCCCTCCCAAGGCTCACGTCCAGTGGAGGGCTGGATTAATTATCAGAAGTTGTACTTAGCACCAACCTTGGTGCCATAGCTGTTGTCGTCATCACCAGTGAGGAAGGAAAACTCGCCGTAAACAGACAGAGCTTCGCTCACGGGGTAGCTGCCACCGATCTTACCAGACAGCTCGACATCACCATCTCCATCATCAGGAGCGAGCAGAGCAGGACCGCCCTGGACGTACCAGCCGTCACCTTCGTAACCGACGTGGACATCAGTAGTGGCTCCACCGTAATCAGACCCGGTAAAACCAGCGTTAGTTTCAACGTTTGCGTAGGGACCGGCGATAGCACCGTGGGCACAGCCGAGGAGGAGACCGGCAGCAATAATAGATTTCATGTTAATAAATAAAGTTTACTTTTTAGCAGTTTTAGCGGAGCGGCGGAAGTTAGCAGCGGTAGGAGCGCCTTTGCTCCCAGGTTTCCGCATCTTCTCACCAGATCCTTTTTTAATTCTCATCCTTTTAGCATGGATGTTAGCGTAAAGACCACGTTTAGCCATTACTTTTTGCTCCCTTTTTTAGGGGGGCGACCTTTCTTTGTACCGTAGGTACCTTTACCTTGGGGCATTACCAGACTCCGGGGATAATTTGACCAGTGATTGCGTAACTACCAAGAGCAGCAATGACGCCCAGCATAGCAAGACGACCATTAAGCTTCTCAGCTTTTTCATTGTGGGTTTCAGTTACATCCATGATTGTCATAGGTGGTTCTTTTGCGTAGAGGTTTAGACGACCCCGTTCTTCAACAACAGTAGTCATCAGAATGATACATCAGAATTTTCAAGACGACGCATCAGGTCTTGCCGATACGCCGGGTCACGATCATAGCGAGGATCACTCATGGCAGCGACCAGTTCAGCCTGACTTTTAAATGAATCGTCAGTGTTCTCTGCACCACGACCGGTCAAGGTTTGACCGTCTGATCCTACGCCATCATTGTAGCGTGCTTGCAAAGCCTGGACAGCAAAGAATACAGCACTTGGGTTACCTTCGTTCATGATACCGTCGTACATCTCAATCTCGTCCTTGGAGAAATTGCTACCAGCCCACTCAAGCATGGACTTGTATGCCTTTTCACCACCAACCATCTCCATTAGGTGGTCGGCTTGCTCTTTGCTGAGCGTTTCTCCGTCTGAGCTTTGCTGCTCTTCTGGTTCTTCCGTTGCTGGCTCGCTCTCGTCTTGGGTGGTTTGTACTTCATCGCGTGGTTCACCAAGTTTCTTTTGGAGTTCTACGTAAGCTTGTTCGAGAGCCTCAGCATCTTTAAATTTACCAGCAAGCAGTGGTTGTGTATCTCCCTGTTCAAGAGATTCAGCAATCGCAAGAGACTCCTTTTCATCTGAGTTAAGAATCTCAGGATTAGCAGGAGTCTCATTCATTGTAAATGTTTCAGCCATTTATTACTGGGGTGGTAGTTGTTGTTCTTGTGCCTGTTGTGCAGCTTGCAATTGAGCAGCGTCAGCTTTTTGCTGAACGGCTGCCATTTGTGGTGCTTGCTGCTGTGCCATCATTGCCTGCTGTTGCTGCATCTGTTGCTGTTGTTCAGCTTGCAGCTCTTGCATACTCTTCACAAGGTTGAGTACGTCAATACCAGACGATGCTGCCAGGCGTTTGATAACTTCATCAGGGTTGATGTATTGTGCAATAGCATCAGGACCCATAGTTTGAGCAATGACAGTAAGGAACTGTGCAAGGCTCTCACGATCTTGACCACGACCAAGGGCATTGATGCCAGCCACAATAGTGGGGCGTACAATACCGCCTTGCGGCAGGCGTGGGATGTCGCCAGTTTTTTGTGCGACGTTGAGCTTACGATTGAGATACGGAACTAGAAACTCAACAGTCAACAGGGAGAATAGTCCACCGAGTTGCTGTTCTAGTTCAAGTTGCGTCATCCGAACCTCTTCCGCTGTAGTGCGCTCACTGTCCCTCACGTTGAGAATCAGGAATGCTTCGTTCAGGCGTTGAGTCAGTGACCCAATCATCTGATACGCAGTGGAGAAGTCCGCTGTCTTACCGACCTGTACCACACCGATGTCATCAGGTCGTCCCTGGATGATAGCACCGTTACCTGCCTTGGCAAGTGTCTGGGGCTTGGTGGTACTGCTTGGGCTGACAGTAAATACTACCTTAGCAGCTGCTGCGCTGCCTTCAACGATGGCTTGTGACAGAGCTTCAAGTGACTTTAGGTCACCGAGGAACTCTTCTACCCTACCACGTCCATAGACTTCCCCATCAACATGGTTGAATCGTAGCACAAGCCAGGGGTTAGCGTCAAACGGAGCCTTGCCCATAGACTTAGGAAGGATCTTACCTTCCAGCTCCTGGTGCCAGATCCATCTGTTGTTGTCAAGTTTTACGTGGGTATAAATTACACATTCATCATTTGGGATGTGCCCATCGTCAACCACAGAATCCTGAGCCTTGTCCTCATATTCCGGGTAAAATTTTTTGATTAATTTTTTCGAGATTGTTTCTTTCGTTACAATTTCAATAACGTTACCGTTACCATCCCTGTCTACTACGTATCGAGAAAGAGGATAGAGTTTCAATCCATCCTTACTCATAAAGATCAGGGCATTACCAGCTACGACCAGGTGCTTGAGTGCTTGATGGACGACCACACGATCACCGGACTCCGCAATGGATTCCATAACAGTGCGTTCGATCTTAGCAAACGACAAGTCAAGTTCAGATCTGATCTCAGGACCAAGTTCATCAGGAAGGTTTACATCGTTAACCTGCAACTTAAAGAAGCTAGTTTGTGGTGGTAGCAGAGCAAGCATCAGCTTACTTGCGAGAGTCACCACACCTTTAGCTCCTGTTGATTGCCAGGGTGTTGTAAGTTTAAGAGCACCTTTAGTTGTGTGCTCATCTTCCCGGATGAGATACGGTAGAGTCAGTTCAGATGCTTGCCTAGCAGCATTTAGAAACTGGGAACGGCTTGAAGACAATCTGTCATAACGTTGTTTAGCAGTCATTATACGTTAAGCATTTTGTTCGGAGATTTGGTCTGTCCTTCTGTTGCAGCAATAGCAAGAGCACCAGACGCTTTAGCTTTAATCTTACCTCTACGTTTGAAGCCAGCAAGACCACCAAAGATACCACGCATCATACCAGAGCCAGAGCCAATTTGGAAATCGGCTTGCTGACCAGCCCGAGCTTGGTTAGCAGCAGCAGTTTGTGCAGCAAGTTCACGCTGCCTGCGTGCAGTTTCCTGTGCTTCCTGTTGCGCAGTAAGTTGCTGTTGATACTGAGTGCTCATGTCTTCCAACGCTTTAGTGTTGGCATCCATAATACCTTTCAGCTGATTACCAAAGTCAGTCTGCATAGTTTGTATCTGACCCCGCAAGGTATTGATGGTGTCAGTATAACCACCAATCTGACCTGAAATTGTACCAAGCTGACCAGTCAGAGCATCGATTTGATCTTGGTATGGGTTACTGACCGTGACCGGCTCAACTGTTGTAGTTGCCTCAGGCGTAGTTGCGGGTTCCTCAGGCGCCGTCGCTGGAGCAGCAGGTTTAACATCTTTATAGATGTTAAAAGTGCCACTATCATAAGTTTCGTTACCTTTATAGCTGATAGTATCAACCAAAACTTTACCAGGACCGCCTTTAAAACTGTAGCCTTCTTCAACCCGAGTTTTACCTACGTTGTCTGTACCACCTAGAAAAATATCTGGACGTTGTTGAATACCAGCCTGGACTTGAGCAATCTGAGCGGTAAGACCACGACCACCGCCTTTCAAATCTTCATAAATACCGCCTCTACCAAAGATTTCTATGTATGATTTCTCCGGGAAAGTTTGCGATTGGTTGTTTGAGGATGATCCAGAATTGTTAGAAGCACTAGGAGCAAAAGCACCTACGCCTCGGTTTCTAGCTTCAGGAGAATTTGCAATTTCTTGACGGATGTCATCAATACTTCTACCGGAGGCGAGCTGCGCTTGGTAATGTGCGAGACCACCAGCATCAGGAGCACGCTTTAACTGATTTCTATAAATAGTTTCAAGTGTTGCCATCAGTTCTCCTCCATATATTTAATGACCCACTCAACGACACTACGTTGACCGGATCGGTACATAATTTTTTCCATTGTATCGTCAGGTGTAGGGTTTGTGGGTGGAAAGGATTCTTCTAATGCATGAATAAGTCCTCGGGAATTCATCCCAAGAACCTCAAGCATACTGGGGGAGGTTGACATTACTATGCTCGAAGAAGGCAGGCATTCTAGCTGATTTAGTTTCGGCAAGCTGAGGAGCTTTGCCCTCATACATTAGCCGATCGCTAGAATCCAGCCAAAATTTTTTGTCCAG